ACCAGTGTTCAATTGATCTTGGCAGATACATGTCAGCTTCTAATTTGATTGTGTACTCATATGGACTAGCTTCATATACTTGCCAATCGTTTTGTAGTTTCCAATCTGTGTAGGGTGCCTGATCTCCGTGTGGAAGCATTGATGTAGTAATGATCGTAACGTTAGCGTCTGGCATGACGGCATGAATTGATTGCTTTAATGCTTCGGCACATACTTCATAGTCAGAACCCTGTGCCATGATTACAAAGCCTTTATTCACTGATCATCTCCACATAGATATCTTTGTTCATTACATGGAAGTCCATGTCTTTGACAACAATATACTCTTTTCGTACTTTGCCCTTTTGCCAGTTGTCAAACATTACCGTGTATTCGGTATTAAATTCTTCATTATTGTTACGATAAACTTGCGTATTCTTTCCAACGTGCAATAAATCCCAAGGTATAGCATCGCCGGGACTAGTACCATGCCCGTTAGCAATACGAAGGGCGAGAGTGAGAGCATAATCGTTGCGATATACAGGGGCGATAAAATTATGAATGTTGGCGTAGTGTTCATAGTTCTTTTGTACCATTTCTAAACATTGAAAAATTTGCTTTGCACGTTCTGACTTACGAAACATCACAACTGTAGCCCAAAGTGTGTCATAACTATATGCACTGAGTACTTCTTGCGGTACACCTGGGTGCATTAAGAAATTAGTTCTATTGTGGCAGCAGAAATCAGTATCAATGTCAAACAACTTTAATAACTTGTCTGAATTAATGATATAGTCTACGTCTAATAGAATAGTCTCATCGTATGGACTTAATTCATAGGCCATATATCTGCCTTTATTGATCCATATGCCCCAGTCACGAAAGTTATTCTTGTCCGGGGTGACCTTAACTACTTTATCCCAAATATCTAATTCGTTACTTGGCATAGAATCATCATCCGTTACTAAAGTAACAGGAAGATTTAAGAAATGTTCCACACGATTCTTAGTGTGCTTAGCCATTTCATAATAGTTATACTTGGGACTATTAAAGGCAAATAGTATTACGCCACGATTCATCTTTTAGTCTCTAATTCTTTCCATTCATCGTGCCATTCATTCATGACCTCATGATACGTGCTGCGTAACTTGTCGATCAAATCCTGACGATTGACCTTGACTGGATTATCGAACGTATCAATAAGAACTACTTCCTCATTTAAAAATGACGATAAGAAAGCAATAGTCTCTTGGTCAGCCTTCCAAAGACCGCCCTGATCTGCTACGAGTAGCTTAGCATCGTACTTTTCTTTTAGATAAGCCTTAGCTGAATTGTGATTGAAGCGGGCTCTAGCTTCTGCTAATAAGGTTTTGGTATCCATCTTATACTCCTAGCAGTATTTAGATGGATACCCCCTTAGTAATATAAAAATTAAGAACCGGTAACTGTACCGGTTAATGTGACTGCACCCCAACTATTTCCTAAATTAGTTGTTTCAGGAGCGGTCAATGTCATTGTTGTGGCTGAACCAGTTGACACTAATAGACCATCTGGAACTTCGTCCCAAATAGTGTATACTGTCACAACAGAGCCGGCGTCGCCGTTAGTACCCTGTGTGCCGTTTGACTTAACGATAAAGCGAATAAATGTTGAAAGATAGCCGGAAGGTCCGGTACTTGCAGATTGAGTAAACACAGTAGCGTTTGCAGTAGTCAGGCCATAATAACCCTTTGTCGAGTCAACAGTAGGAGCGTTGCCGCCGCCACCGACTTTAGTGATACCGTTATATGCTGTACCTGCGATAGACACCGAACCGCTAGTAGGTGCTGACATTACTACAGTACCAACGTTACTTGCGAGGTTGTTGAATAGTAGATTGATGCCTGTACCACTTGGATGCGATACTGTCATCTTGATTTGCCCGCCGCTGTTAAAGAAGTAACGTGCTGCATCGCCGTTAGCAAAAGTAGCAGTGTGGGTAAATGTCAATGCACTAGACCACGTAGTGTTGAATGTCGCAGTATTTGATACTGTTGAGCCTTGTGTAGCTGCGTTTAGTCTGTTAGTGTAAATTGTTGCTAGATTAGTAGGAATAGCTGAGTTATACGTAATAACGTTTCCTGCTACAGGAACAGAAACGCTAGTAATACTTGAACCCTGGTGAGTTGCTGCACTAGCAGTATTTGCGACGAGTGATGACCACTGCGAACTAGCTAGAACGTTAGTGCCAGCAGCAACGTTAGATACTGCGGTTTGGCCATAACCTGCGGTGCCACCACCTGTTGCCCATGTAGCGTTCAGCGTATTAGCAGTAGTGGTGGGATTACCACCAACTATTGCATTAAAGTCTGCTGCCTGTATTGTACCAAACTGTGCGTAAGTCATGCCCTGTCCCTATTACTTAATCATTACGATAGCTTCGACAAAGCCTTCACCATCTGTATCTTTGTTTTCTAAAGCTCTACCAATTGTATTGAATGCAGTAGCTTCACCGGGCTTTGCTGAACGTGCTACACCAGATCCGGCACTTACGAGTCTATCACCCTTCTTGACTACGCCAACAACTTTAACGTCAACACGACCAGTTACTGCAACTGGGGGGTGTGAGTTATCGTCGCCTGCTGCGGCATTCATCAAATAAGCTGCTGTATTTGAAATAACACCGAATACGTCTTCTGATAGTTCATATTGAACAGCAGTGATTTCCTTTGTACCGCCCAATTGCACAACAGTACCTGGTTCGTAGGTAGCATCTGCTGCAAAACGTTCTGCAAGGTCAGCGTAAGTAGCGTTGAGGCGTGAACCTGCTGTAAGTGACCAGTTACCAGTCATAGAACCTGTGATTGTATTAGCGCCGGTTGTTAGTGTTCTACCGTTGAATACTGTTGCGCCGCCTTCTGAGCCTACGTTACCTACATAAGTAGGAAGGTAGAGAGCAACGTTAGCATTGCTATATGTACCAGGGAATGAGAGAGGGTCGCCGTTTGCGTAATAATAATTGTCTGTTCTAATACCCACTGCGCTAGCACCAGAAATCAATAAATTTCCTCCAGTGATCCACATTGCAGTACCATTAACGTTACCAGCAGAACCACTACCAGTAACAGTCCAAGTACCGACTAAATTACCATTTGTAGTGTTGCCGCCAGTTGTTACTGAGGTAGTGCTGAGATTAGTGATCGAGGTTGTACCGCTCATGTTAGCATTAGCGATATTCGCTTGAGTTGAAATCGACAAGTAACCAGAAGTGAATGCGTTAGCGGAGATTTCGTTCGATACAGCTACGTTGTTCGATGACAAGTTGCCGGAGATTGACGCATTACCGAAAGTAGTCGTACCACCAGAAGCGGTTGAAGTAAGCGATAGCCAAGCAGCAGCGTTGGTAGTGCCATCTGCTGGACAAACGTATAATGTGCTATTAGTTGTGTTGAACCAAAGCTGACCTCTAATAGGATTCGCAGGTGGGGTTGCTGCTGCGAAGTTTTCGAGCATGTGAACTTGGTTAGTATCTAGTGTTTGACCGTAGCCTGCGTAATTGCGTCCTGGCAGGCCGATAGATGTACTAGATGTATTGATGGTACCATCAGAAATGGTAGTTAAAACTGTACCATCACTCTTTACAATCGTATACGCCATTTTAAAATTTCTCCGTTACATTTATTTATCTTTAATGAAATCTCTTAGCTATTTGGCTTTTCTGGCCAAACAACATCTTCGGGTTTAGAGTATTTCTGAGGAATATCTCTCAGTTGTTGACGATAACTAGCCCATGCAGCCCTATCGCCGGGAAAATCAGGAATCTGTGTATAGTCACTAGAATCCAATAAACCATTTCTTTTATCTCTGATAAGTTGCCAAGTAACAGTGATAGGTCTGTCTACTAATACTAGTTTACCCTTCTCTATGTTGACTTGCTTGTTTGCATGATTTAATTGATGTATGATGCGGGCACGTTCTTCGTGCGTGATTTCTATGCAGTCGTTGGGCAAGGATGGATACTTCACTACAGAAGTGTCGTAAAATCCCTGCATTGACGGACTATAATAAATTGTCATATTAGTATCCTATAGCTATCCAATAACCAGTGAAGTATTTGGGGCCACTCTCATATCGACCGGAATATGCATTGAAATATGATGTTCCGGAATATGTTGTACCTGGGCCCGCCTGACGACCGTCTCCCGAATCCTGCGTTGAACCGCTAATCACCGCAATCGAAAAACTATTGAACGTGATGGGATAATATACGGTAGAATATCGTTCGGAAATCAGCGAAGCAGTACCATACTGAATTAGTAATCCGTTAGGTAGTCTTGTCCAACCCGGTCCTGATGTGAAATCAGCAGCAGTCAATACATCTTCACCGTTCTTAGTTAGGGGACCGTTTACCGCTAGTCTAAGCAGTG